ACGTTGAGAATCGTGCGCGTCTGCGAGGCGGCGGTGCGGATCGTCGCTTGCAACTCCCGACTTCCGCTTGCGATTTGCCGGAGGGTCGACTGGAGGACTCGGGTCGCCGACACCTTCCCGCTCATGCTGTACTGGAGAACGCGAGTTTGGGAGGCTCGAGCGAAGACCTGAGATTGGAGAACGCGAGTGTTGGAGGCGATCACCTTCACCTGCGCCTGGAGAGCGCGCGTGTTCGCGACGATTGACTTCACCTGCGCCTGCAACACGCGCGTTTGCGCTGCTCGAGCAGCAAGCGCGTACTGGAGGATTCGCGTGTTCGTGACGCGGGCGATGATCGTCGCTTGCAGCGCGCGAGTCTGGGCCACGCGCGCCGCGACGGCGTATTGGAGAGCTCGAGTCTGCGAGGCCTTGCCGGTGACTCCGTATTGGAGTGTACGAGTCCGGTTGATACGTCCCACCACTTGGTATTGGGCGGTGAGTGTCTTGTTCACCGACGTCACCCCGCCCGCGACGGTGATCGTTGCGTCCGCGACGGTGTAGGTATCGAACGGTACGTTGGAGCCGGTCCTCTGTAGACGCAGGTCAATCGTGTCGCCCGCGCTCACCATCGGGCCGTAGACCTCTAGCGACCACTCGAACTCTGTTTCGTTCGTCCCGTCGAGCGTTACTCCCGTGGCGCCGGCACCCGTCTCTCGGATGAGCCCCGCCTCGAAAGTTCCCGACCCCCCCATTTGTTCCGTGGTCGCACCGTCCTGCGCCACGTTCGCGGAGTCTCGGTAGCGCACCGTCCTGTCGGTAGCGGCCGTGCCCCCTATCGACAGCCACGACCCACCGTTCACACGGTGGTAGAGGATGAAGTTTTCGTCGCTGCTCGGCGTTTCTCCGTCGTTCTGGATCAGAAACCGGAGGCGGAAGGGGTCGCCCGGCGCGAGTGAGACATCTGTGTTCTGTGCGGCCTTCCACGTCGCGGTCGATTCGCTGCCGTCGTCGTTGCGGAACCGGAATGCCTTCTGCTCATACACCGGGGCCGGAGGCTTGAAGGCGAACGCGAACACTGCCGAACCACCGACTGACGGCGCTGTTCCCGCCATGTTTGTAAGGGCGATGTCAGCGGAGACGTTGTCTTGGCGGAACGAACACTGGCCTCCGTCGGTGCCCGTTGTGCTCTCGACCACCGTCCCCGCCGTGTATCCCGAAGCAGTCGGGTTGGTAGAGAAGTCGTCGTTAGAGACGAGCGCGGCGAACGCAAGGCGCTCTGTGCCGAGCACGTCGATAAGAGGAATGTCGGCGAGCGCCACAGCGCCAGCGAGCTCCTTGAGGAAGTCGAACGAGTCCCACGGAGTACCAACGGTCGTACAACCACGGATGACGTACGCGCGACCATGCCATGCTCCGTCCGTGCCGGTGTCCCATCCCCCGGGTCGAGTCTGGACGAATGTCTGCCCTGCGGCTGGGGCGCGCAACCAGTAGCACTGAACAAACCCGTCAATCTGTGCCGCAGGCTGAATCTCGGGCTGCGTTCCCGTGAGAACCGACGCCCAACTACCGGGCGGCGAGGCGTGGGTCATCGAGGAGCCGGTGTTTGGGTGCCATGCTCCAGTGACGACGAGCAAGATGTCGTTCGCCTGATGCGTCGGTATCGTAACCGTCAGGTTTCCCGACGTGACAAGAGCAAGCGCTCCCTCTGCTTGAAGGGTCGGGGCAGACATTTACGACACCGTCCACATTTGCCAGCCCGCACCTTGCGGCCCGTCTATGAAGTAGTTACGGACTTGATTACCCGTTCGCGAACCACTTGCCCCCACGTTCACCGTGACAACGATGTCGGCTTTTCCAGGGGTGATGATCGCGATTCGCCAGCGGTGCGGCCCGGGGTTTGTCCAAGTGACGCTTGAGAGCTCGAACGTCACGCCGTCGTACTGCAAAGTCGCCGAGAAGACGACGACGCCGTTCTCCCGAGTCTCGTAGACGTCAGTGACGGTCGCCATGGTGGCGACCTATCAGTCGAAGTCCGGGTCGTCCTCGTCGATGACGCGCGGCGCGGAGCCGGACTCGACAAGCACCTTGACGTCCTTGCCGCCGGCCTTCGTGTAGAAGAAGGCGAACGGGGGCTTGAGCGTCCGGTTGATCCGAGCCTTGAGCGGCATCGGCTCGACACCCTCGGGGGTGTTCGGCTCGAGAATCTCGTCGAGGTCCGCGTTCATGATCGTCCGGATGGTCCGGATGTCACGCGCGTTCAGCTTGTCCTTGCCGTGCTCGACGAGCTTGAGCAGCGGGCCGCGAACCTCGTCGAGCGCGTCTTCCTGCCGCTCCACAATCGCGATCGCTTCCTCGAGACGCTTCTGATCTGCCTGGGTGAGGTCTGACGTCTTCATTACGCTGCCGTGTCCCCTTCGATCTTGATCGTTCCAGTGTCGGCTGCGGCAGCAGCCCCGGCGGTGACCGTGCGGCGGATCCACACACCGCGGCGCGCACCCGATGCGAGCCCGGTAGCGGAGTTGAGTTGCAGCCCGCCGGCGTAGGTCGTCGGGCGGGTGAAGGTGACCGAGGACGGTGCGGTCGACTCGTTGCCGATCGTCGCCATCGTGGTGTTTACAGCCTCCGCCGCAATCCCCAGGTCGAACTCGGTGTCGGCGCTCGAGGTCAGCGACGAAATGTAGATTCGCGCGTCCTGGAGTGTGAGCGAGCCGTGGTTGTTGTGGGCGTAGAAGCCGCGGTACTCGATGTCACCGGCCGCTGACTCGGCGCCGGAGACGTCGTCGAAGAGATTCGCGTTGGAAGCGTCGGTGATCTGGTTCGAGCTCTCGACTCCGCCAAGGTCAGCATTCGGGTCGGAGTTGGACGCTCCGCCGGAGTGGCGAAAGTGAATGTCGGACGCGACGATCGGCACCTAGAGCTCCTTCTGCACGGGGTTCACGTTCAACACCTTACCATCATGCCCCGGGCTGCGCGCCCGCTCGAGCGCGGGTCGCGTTGTCTCGCCTGTCGCCCTGCGTCTCGCGCTCGGCGTCGCGGGTAGCGCGTCGCTGTCTCGAGTCGGGCACGTTCGGCGCCGGCGACGGCGCGGCCATTACGGCATTCGCCATCTGCGTCGCAGCGAGCTCTTCGAGCATCCGGTCGATCGTCTCGTCGTCGTAGCCGAGCTCCTTGAGGATCTGGCTCGGGCTGACACCGACGGCCTTCTTCTTGACCGCCGTGTCGGCGATTTCGGTCTGCGAGCGGGGCTCGGCCGGCGCCCAGAGACAGGACAGCTTGACGCCGCCATCCTCGACGGGGTTGTTGAACTGCGTCTCGTTCAGGTCGTCTTCGATGAAGAGGGCGAAGCGCATGACCTCGCGCCACACCTTCCCGAAGTCCTTCTGCCGGTCGGTGATCTTCTTGACGAACCGCGCCTCCGCCGACTTCATCGCTTCGCCAGAAGGGAAGTCGCCCTCGACGATGTAGAAGTAGTGGAGCGGAGTGCCGGACACGCGCGCGGCGCTGGCCCAGAACTTCTCCTGCACCTTGAGGAACTGCGTGAGGTCGGTCGCGTCGAACTGTCCCACCTTCGCGTCGATGTCGGGGATCGCGAGCATGCGGTCGACGCCGGCAGACGCTAGGGCGCCGTCGATCGGCAATCCGGTCGCCGGGTCGAGCTCAATCTCGAGGCCGATGACGTACCGCTGCTTGAACGCGGCGTACTCCATCGTGACGAGCATGTCGGCGACGGCCTTGTTCAGTCCGTCCTGCAACGGGACGACGTCACGAAGCTCGGACGCTCCGGGACGTGCGACGGCCCGGTTCGGGAAGTGAAACACCGGCACGACGCCGTACGGGTTGAGGACGTCGTCCTCGAACTGCTCGAACTGCTTCGCATCGCGGATCGAAGGCCTCACGACCTTGCGTGTGCGCGTCACGAGCTTCCGAATGCGGTCGGGAAGGTAGATGTTGAGTCTGTAGCGCCCGTCGTCGATCTGCCACATCTTCGCGGCGCGCGTGATGCGCCCTTCGTGGTTCTCGTCGTACTCGACGGCCATGTTTTCGGCGTCTTGCACCCAGATTTGGACGTTCATGTCGTCGTCGGGCCACACGATGACGTACCCGTCGCCCATCGTGAGCGATTCGCGGTGAACCTCCTTCGATTTCACGTCCATCGAGAGGTCTTCCCACAGATCCCAGGCCCGCTGGCCCAAATCGTCCTCGATTTCGACCCTCGAGCGGCCCGGAACGCCCTCGATTGGCGATTCGACCTTCACAGTGGTCGTTTTCTTGGTCGTCGACTCGAATCCGGTGAGCTCGAGGCGGTCGCCGACCGCGTCAACGACCGCGGGACACATATTCTCGGCGAAAGCGGCGAAAAGTGAGCCGAATGCTTGCCTAAACGACTCCGTCGCGAAGGCCAGGCGGTGCTCGCCGTCGTAGTAGTTGCGAGATTCGGTGTACTGGAAGTACCGACGAGGGTCGGTGAACTCCTTGAGCGCCCAAACGGCGTCCGAGTCCGCCTGAACGGGGTCGGTTGCCTCCATGGGCAAAGTCAGATCGCGAGAAGTCGGCACATTCACCACGATACCAGTGTTCCGCCCTTGCTTTCTAGCTTGTCGACCGCGCCGGAGAGCGCATCGACTTGGTCATCGTGCGATCCGAAGGGGAAGAACGTGACCTCGTCGAAGAATTTTTCGTTCCACGGCGCCTTCACGAGGATTATTTCGCCCCGCTCGCTCTTGCCGGCGGCGATTTCCGCGCGGAGCTCCTTCGATCCCGTGTTCCGGTTGCCTCGGAACGACACGCCGGCGGGAATGACCTTGCGCGCGTAGTACGAAATGAGGCTCTTGCCGCTCGCTCCGGGCTCTTGCTCCATCCAGACGCGCACGTTGGTACCATCGGAGAGTGCGTTGTGTGCCACCTGCGCTTCAACCCCGGCGGCAGTGTCCCGGAAGCGCACGACGTCGAGCACATAGATGCGCCCCTGCTCGTCTTTCCCGGCTTTCAGGCCCACGGTGTAGTCCGGATCCTCGGCGCGCCGCTTCGCTTTCCCCTCTTCTGTCGCCGCGAGGTCCCAATAGCGCACGACTCGCCTGAGCTTCGGCACTTCATGCGCGCCGACGATGGGGAAGTTGTCGCGCTTGAAGCGTCCGCCTTCGGGCGGCGACGGCCGCTGCTGGTACATCGCGCTCCAGTAGTAGTCCCCGACACTCGCGCGGATCTGCGCCGCCGCTTCCGCGTTGAAGCGCGTCGGCCAGAGCGGTTCTCCAGGCGTGCGCCCGAGCGGATCGTCGTCTTCCGCGATCATCGGCAGGCGGATGCGAAGGAACTGGTCGGCGCCGGGGTCGTCCATCTGCGCGAGGATGCGTCCGATCATGTCGTCCTCGTGCCAGCGCGTTCCGATGACGAGGATGACCCCCTCTGGTTCGACGCGCGTGCGCGCCACTGAGCGGTACCAATCCCACTGGTTGTCGCGTAGCGTCTGCGAGCGCGCGTCGGCCGCGTTCTTCACAGGGTCGTCGATGATGAGCACGTTCGCGCCGCGCCCCGTGAGCGCGCCACCGACGCCGGCGGTATACATGCCGCCCGTCTTGCCGTGGATGTCCCACCTGTTCGCGGCCTTGGACCGTTTGCTGATCTTGAGGTCGAAGATGTGCTCGCCCCACTGCTCGAACGTTGCTCGCGTCTTGCGTCCCCACGACTCGGCAAACTCGGCCTCGTACGACGCGAGCAGTACGCGATGCTGCGGGAACTTGCCTAGGTACCACGCCGGGAAGTAGTGCGACGCGAGCTCGCTCTTCCCATGCCGCGGCGGCTCTTCGATGATGAGTCCGATGTACCCGGCCTTGCGGAGCTCACGCGCCGCGAGCAGACGAAGGTGGTCGTCGAGGTACGCGACGTGCGCCGCGTGCTCCCAACTACTCCGGGTCTCCCCCGGCCTCCAATTCGCGATCGTTGCCAGGCCGCTCGGGCTGTAGCTCGCGAGGGCCAGCAAGTCGTTCGAGAGCCTTTCGGGGGTCCCCTCGTTCATGCTCATGGATGACGATCGCTCCTGTCAGTTGGCGGATCGGATTCTCGCCGCCCTCGATCACCGTCGTGTCGCGCTTACCGAACTTGTCGGGATGACGTCGCTCAAGGATAGTCATGGCGGCTTGCCACGTGTTGGGCGTGCCGGACAACGCCGTCTCGCGCACGACCTCGAGCAACTCAGCTTCACTCTCCGCCTTCGCGAGCTCGACGTCCTCGCGGAGCCGAACGTACTCGGGGTACTCGTCGGGCTTGTCGCGCGCGAGGTTCATCCAGTCGTAGTACGTGTCGCGCGTGATGCCGGCGAGCCGGCAAGCGGTGACGAGGTAGTTGCCCTTGCGCATTGCATCGACGAGCGCCGCGTGCATGTCGTCGTTGTACTTGCGGGTGTTCATCGCCGTCATGAGAACCTCTTGATCGCGTAGTCCAGCCAGCCGAGCACGCGCCACGGTGCCGGCGGCTTGCCGCGCGGGTCGCAGAACACCTTCGTCAAGGTCTGGTTCCCCTCGATGTCGACCCACTCGGCGATGACGACGAAGCCGGTGCAGACCGCGCCGACCGCGTCTACAGGAGCGCACTCCGCCTCGACTGCGTCGCCGAGCGACGGTAGGTGAGTTACGACCGCGTCAGACGATTCGTCCATTGCTCGAGCGTATCAAGCGGGCGGGGTCCCCGTCCGGGAACCCCGCCGCGCGCTTAGTGACCCGGCGTCGATCCGTGCTGCATCTCGTCTGCGGCTTCCTGCATCTTCTCGGTCGTGATGAGGTTGTCCGCGACGATGCACCCGTTCGTCAAGAAGACGAGCAGGTCGTTCCAGCCGCCCACGAGCGCCGCGTCGTCGAAGCCGAGCGACGTGACCTCTTCCGCGACGGCGGTCTTGCCGTTCGTGGTGACGTTCGTCGGGTTCGGATTCGAGACGAGGAACTGTCGAACTGCCATCTGTGTACCTCCAGGAGGATTGCTAGCTCCCGCAGTGTAGCGGGGCGGAACGCACCGGGGGTACGCAGCGTCTTCCCGCGGGCACCGAGCGCCCCGCCATGGCCAAGGATACGTCCGTAACGTTGGACACGTCCGATCGGAGCGCTAGGATGCGGGGAGCGGGGTGGAGCAGTTGGTAGCTCGCGAGACTCATATTCTCGAGGTCGTCGGTTCAAGTCCGACTCCCGCTACTCGGCCCGGGCGCCCACGGGAGGGGTGTAGGGCCTGGAACCGGGAGTCGAACCCCGGACACCCCTCCCACTTGACTCCGTCCGACCCAGGGAGTAGGATGCTCGTCATGAAGGACTCGACCATCAAGCTGCCCGCCGACCGGATCGCCGAGCTCGAGGCCGAGAACGAGCGATACCGCCACGCGCTCGAGCAGATCCACAAGGCCGCCGTGTTCTGCGTCGACAACCTCCAGTCCGGGGTGCCCCTTGGTGCCGCCGGCACCGAGCTCGATGCGGAGCGGATCGCGGAGTACACCGATAGCGTCCTGCATCCCGAAGACTTCCGCACTCCCGACTCCCGATCGCGCGGCGTTGAGGGGGGCGTCCCAGAGCGTACCCGTCGAAGTACAGCCGTCCCGGAGGCGGTGGCGGGCGGAGCTTCCTCCGGGGGTGACCCCCTGAGCGCCGAGCGATGCTGGTGTGGCCGGGAACGGGATCCCGGGTGTTGGAAGTGTGAAGGCCGCGAGGATCATCCGAAGCATGGGGATCGGAAAGGGGGGTCGGGTGTGACACCGGAACGCTGCACGAAGTTCGACCCGAACCGCTGCGGCCTCGACGAAGGCCACTCCGGCAACTGCCTACCCGTCCCCGGATGGGTCGTGGCGTTGGAAGACCGCAGCGTTGTAACCCACCGCCTCAGCGCGTTGCAGGAGCCGACGAAACGGCTGCTGGACGAACTCGTCGGTGAACTCGAAGGCGCGCTCGGTCGGTTCCCGTCGTTCAACTCGCCGCACGAAGGCAAGGCCGTCATCGAGGAGGAGCTAGACGAACTCTGGGAGCACGTCAAGGCAAACACGGGACGCTCCCCGGAGGCGCGCAAGGAAGCGGTCCAAGTCGCGGCGATGGCGCTGCGGTACGTGCTCGATCTGGGCGGGGGTCAGGCGTGACACCGCTGCGGGATCACTGCGGCGAGATCGAGGGGCTGCCCCGCTGGAAGGCAGAGCAAGCATTGGCCGCTGGCTGGTTGCCGCCGTCTTTCGGGGCGCGTGTCAAAGCGATCTGGACGAGCGTACAGCGGGATTGCGAACGTGATCTTGCTGTTGGTCTTGGCGCAGGCTATGTCTCGCGCCGAACGGTTCTAGCGGATCTTCTGGCTGTGTGGGAAGACGAGGATGCCGAGCGGGCTGAGGATCAGCGGGCCGACTTTCATCTGTGGGCGTCTAGCGGGGGTCAGGCGTGACACCGGAACGGACCCCGCAAGAGATGTCGAAGGTCATCTCGTTCGAGTGGCTACGGGAGATTGCGGACGGGCCGATCTGCGCGGAGAAAGCGTACGCGACCATCGTGTTGGAGGCGCTTGCTGTTCTGGAAGGGCGGGCCGAGAACGCTGAGGGCACGTCCGAGATCCTGTCGCAGCACTTGGCGGCGACCGCGCAGAAGCTGAACGAGTTGGAGGGGCGGTTGGCCGAAGCGGAAGCCGAACGAGCAGCCGAGGCCAGTCTGTCGATGAAGCAGGCGGTCAAGCTCGGAGAGGCCAAGCTGCGGGCGGAGAAGGCGGAGGGGCGGTTGGCCGAAGCGGCGTTGCGAGACGACCGGCTGCTCAATGTTCTGCGCGAGACGGAGCGGCGGCTGGCCGAAGCAACCGAAGCCCTGCGCGAGGCGAAGCTGCACCAGGGGCTTCCCGAGGACGCGCCCCCTGAACGTGTAGCCGCTCACTTCCGCAACAACCGCGAGATGCGCGAAGGCTTCGAGGAGCTTCGGGCTGAACCCGCCACCGCCACACCCAGCTTTAACGACACCCTCACCGACCCGCCCGAGCCGACCCCGTCCTTCGACGCAACGTTGGCCCCCGACTTCGGGGAGGGCGACGATGCTTGAGCGGTTCGGCCTCTGGCTCGCGCGCAAGCGGCTCCTGGACGAGTACGCCGACGCGTTCGCCGCGCACTCTCTCAGCGGTCGCACCCCCGAGCTCGAGCGGTACTGGATGGGGCGCATGACGGCGATCCGCCGGCTGCTGCACCCGGAGAACCGGGAGGTTGGGAAGTGATCTGGTTCTGCCTTTTCGGCCTCGCGATTCCCGTGATTCTGTTCCTCCTGCTTTTCGTCGAGCCCGACTGGAGTAAGTACCCGGACGGGCTTTGGCCAGGACGGGAAGATGGGGATCGGGAGGTTGGAAGGTGACCCGGTTCGAGGACAAACTGCGGGCGCGCAAGCCAACGGCAGACAAGCGCCCCGACATCGCGACGTGCGAGCGACCCGCATGGGCCACATGGCTTGGCGCTAGGGATGTCGCTTGGGGCCGCGACGAGGACGGACGGCTGCATTACAGGTCGGAAACGGGCGCGTGGATCGAGGTCAGCGCGATGGAGAAGGCTTATCGGCCGAAGCCTCAGCCGGACGGCGGCGACACCTATGCGTGAGGGAGATGCGGTCAAGTTCGAGGACAAACTGCGGGCGCGGCGTGGTGGGATTACGTCCCACATCGCGGGCGAAGTCCGTATCTCCTACGAGGAGCGGGACGCGCTCGCGGACGCCATCGAAGCGCTGCGGTACGCGCAAACGCTCCTAGCAAGCGAAGGCCAGAAAGCTGTACGTATCGACACAGTGCTCGCCCGTCTGGACGCCACATGAGTCGCGAGCTCGAAGCCTGGGGCTACAAGGCGTTCGCGATCGCGTGCGGGCTCTTCATAGTTTTGTATGCCATATTGTACGGCTGAGATTTCTGGGTAGGTCGCCGGCCGCGCGCGCGGATTGCGTCGCGGAATGTCTGCCTGGTTTTCCGCCGGCATTGCCTTCCGAATTTCCACGTTCACGAAGCGCGGAAAATGGAAATGTGGAAGTGAAAGGCCGGCGAATCACGTCGACGCATTACGCATCGCATTACGCGCACGGTGCGCATCGCCGGCACGTATAGGGGACCCACTCTAGGCCTTCCGAATTTCCGTGGCTCGAGGCTTGAGAACGGAAAAATTGAAAATGGAAAGCGTGAAGGAATGTGGACAGCACAATGCCCGCACCATTGGGGCACGGGCATTGCGGTAGTGCGGGTTTTTGAAGTCGGGATTAGCGGGTGCGCGGCCTACGCGTTGGTTACCCCGTAGATGCGGTCCAGCCTAAACGTTTTTGTCGCCCCCTCTTCATGCAACCCATCCCGGGAATTCCAGAGCTCGAGCGCGAGCAGGAGAGACGGGTAGCCGCTACCACCGGAGCTCTTGATTGTGACCACTTGAGCGAGCCGGATTACACCTTCGTAATGGAAGCGGAGAAGCTGAGGGGGTAGGCCGAAGTCGACCGGCAATTCGGCCGGCGTATCCCGCGCGACATTTCCATCCTCCGTGAGAAAAAACCGTGTCATGATTTCGATCCCCTTTCGTTAGTTGCCTGCGATGTAGACGATGAGAACGAGAACACAAAGCGCCCCGAAAATCTTGGCGCAGATGAGCAGTGGCGTCAAACTAACCTCCTCTCAAATTGGGCAAAACCTCTTCGTTGAAATTCGG